TGGATTTCAAATCTATAAATTATCTAAGAATATTGATTCTATAATTGGACCATTGTCTACATTTATCAAGATCGCAGGCACACTAGTGGCTCTGTCAGTGGCGGGTCGTATATTATCAGCCATTGGTGGAGTGATTATGGGTCTAATACGTGGCTTTGGAATGTTAGGCACTAACATTGCAATGGTCTATGAACGTGTTGTGGCATTTGGATCTACATTCAAAGCCGCAGGTGGCGGACTTTTGGCCTTTGCTGAAACCATAATCTTTACTCTATTGCCCATTGGTAGATTAGCCAAAACGCTGTTGACTATTGCAGCCGCTGTGGGAACATTTGTAGGTCTAGACAAACTCACAGAATGGTTCAAATCATTGGGCGATACTAACAGTGAAAGCCGTTCAGAATTAGAAGAATATCGCAAAGAGATAGCCAAATTTAAAACTGGCCTAGACACAGCCGCGGGTGCTCCTGCTCCAGCATTCCTTGATCCTAAGAAAATGCTACAGACTCGACAGGAGTTAGAACAGATAGTAGTGGCATATCAGCGTCAAAATGCTGAACAGGTCAAACGTCTTGAACTTGAACAGAGTCTAATAGGTGCTACAGAACAACAAAAGGCCACTAAACAGGCTCTTGCAGATCTAGAAAATACCTACCTAAATGAAATCAATAAACTTGTTGACGATTATCGCAAGAAGAGCGAAAGTAAAAACAAAGAAGACCAAGCCGCACTACCACTGATACAAAAAGCCATACAGGGTGTCAGTGAAGCCTATGCTCAACAGATTGAACGTGTGCGTGAATTGACCACACAGAACTTCTTGTTAGCAGAAGCAGAACGTCAACGTTTGGCCTTAGGTGAGTTTTCAATACGCAGTCAGATTGACAGCAGTAAGAATCTACAAAAGATCCAAGACGATATGGCCAAGATGACAATGAGTGAAATTGAGAAGAAATATTACGACATTGATGTTGCTGCCAGAGAAAGTGCTAGAAGTGCAATTGATGCTGAAAACAGTCGTAGACGCAGCCTAAAGATCGCGGCTATGACCACAGAAGAAGAACAGCGTTATTATGAAGAAGCCAAACGTGGCACAGACGAATTAAAACAAAAAACCGCTGAACTTTATAGTCAAGGACGTCAGTTCTCCACAGGTTGGAAAAACGCATTCCAAAGTTATATTGACGAGGCTACCAATGCTGCCAAGACAGCAGAACGTATCTTCCAAAAGACCACTTCGGCAATGGAAGATATGATCGTGAACTTTGCCAAAACAGGCAAGTTTGAATTCAAATCATTTATGAACTCAATCCTAGAAGAACTACTACGCAGTCAAGTCCGCAATATGATTGCACAGATCTTCCAGATTGGTAATGTTGGTCAGAGCGGCGGCGGCGGTGGCCTAATGGGCAGTATTGGTAATTTACTTGGATTTGCCAATGGTGGTATTATTCCAACCAATGCACCTGTGCTAGTAGGTGAGCGTGGTCCTGAATTAATCTCAGGAGCCAGTGGACGTGTGGTAACACCTAATGAACAACTAGGTATGGGGTCAACATATGTTACATATAATATCAATGCTGTAGACGCCCGCAGTTTCAAAGATATGGTTGCCGCTGATCCAAGTTTTATCTATGCGGTTAGCCAACAGGGTGCTAAAGGCGTCCCAGGGAGAAGATAATGTTAACTCTTAGACAAAAATATTGTATGCAAAAAATTTCTGCTAAGAATAGGAATATTGATTGGCTATTCACCTTTGAAGAATGGATTCGTTGGTGGGGTTCAGATATAGTTAATAGAGGTTGTCGCAAGGGTCAATTGGTTATGGCAAGAAAAGGTGACACCGGACCTTATTCATCTGACAATGTAATAAAACAAGAATGCGGATTAAACACCAAAGAAATGAGACAACGTGTCAAAGGAAACGGATCTAATCGTAAAGGAATCGGTGGTGGTTGGAATCGTGGATTAAAATTTAAGGAGACAAAATAATGTCTTTTCAATGGATTATAGATAAAGCAGAAACCTTAAGTATTAATAGAAAACGTATGGTTGCTACTACCACTGCCAGAGATGGTTCAGTTCGTGCAGTCAGTCGTGGCACACAGCCTAAGAAGTTTACTGTAAAATTACCTGACGGAATGTTATGGTCTGTGATTAAATCAGACATCGCAGCAGCAGAAGCATTAGATCGTATTTCAACTGCCACTATCTCAATTCCATATGCTAAGTTTCCTTGGTATTATGGTAATGTTGCGCCTGGCAGCAATGACAGTTATACCGTGAGATGTATTGAATTTCCTGAATGGACCATATTCCAACGAGATCAAGTCAGTTGGAGCGGTGCATTTGTCTTTATTGAGGTCCTATAATGGCTGTATTAAACTTAACCAGTTATGGGGCCATACAGAGCAATCTATTTGTTAAGATTACTCTGTCAGGAGGCAGCACATTGCTGTTCAGTGATAAACTTGAATCTACTACATTAAGTGGCGACACCTATGTGGGTCTAGGTAAATTATTGAATATCACAGGATCAAACAGCGAATTGAGAACCAGCGGTCAAGAACTAAGCATTACTATTTCAGGTGTTCCTGATTCAATGATCAGCGATATTGTTGGCAGCAATCTAAAAGGCACTAATGTTCAAATCCTTAGAGGATTATATAACGCATCAACAGGTGCATTTTTAAGTGGAGTCACTGGCAATCCTATTTTGAGATTCAAAGGCTATGTTAACAATTTGGCCCTAGAAGAAGAATATGATTCGGACACAAGAACAAGTTCAAACACAATTATTTTAAGTTGTGCCAGCAACGTTGATGTGTTGGCAAATAAAATTGCAGGAAGAAGAACTAATGCAGAAAGCCAGAAAAAGTTTTTCCCCAGCGATGTATCTATGGATAGAGTTACTGCTATCGAAAGCAGTTATTTTGATTTTGGAGCCAATAAATGAGTTGGTTAGATGATTTAGGTTCAATGGCAAGTTCTGTATTCAAGAGCGTGTCTAGTAGCGGTATAGCCTCTACAATAGCAAAAACAGCGGCTTTGGGTTTGATTGTTAATCAAGTCAACAAGTCAATGAACAAAGAAAATTCTGTGCCACAGACTGCAACTACCAGTCAGCCAGATAGATTTGTTCGTGAGCAGATGAGCCCTGATACAAATAATATCATTCCTGTAGTCTATGGCACTGGATTTGTCAAAGGCAAAATCTTTGATGCCAAACTCAGCGATGATAATAAAACTATGTGGTATGCAGTGGCAGTCTGTGAAAAGACTGGCACTAAACTCAGCGACAATCAAGACTCAGTAATTAGTTTTGATAAAATCTACTGGAATTCAAATGAAGTAACATTTCAAAGCAATGGCTTTACTGTGCAGTCAACTTCAGATGAAGATGGCAATGTCAATAATTCAATGAACGGTTTTGTAAACATCTATTGTTTTAATAATGGCGGCAGTAATCCAGTAACACCAGTGGGCTATACCAATGGCGGCTTGGCCTGGGCCTACGCATTATTTCCAGGGTGGACTGCTCAACATACCGTGAACAATATGGCGTTTGTAATTGTTAGTATGGAATACAACAAAGAAAGAAATGTAACCAGTCTAGGAGAACTTGAATTTAAGATCACAAATTCAATGACACTACCTGGTGATGTTATGAATGATTATATGCGCAATACCAGATATGGTGCAGGATTAACAGACTCGGAGATTTACTCAGTATGAACAGCCTAACAGAATTAAATGGATTTGTTAATAGTTTTACATTAGCCTACACTGATCAGAGATTGCCTAATGTTATATTTGATCGTGCAAGTCCAACTAATCAAACACAGAGTGTAGATCGCGGATTTACTTTATCAGCCAGTCTAGGCATTGAGATTACAGAAATATTAAATCCTGCCAGCAGTCAACCAGTTTATACCATTGATGTCAGCAATCTAAATGGAGCCACAGTTACCTGGGCAAGTTTTCCCACAGGCGTAACAGTCACCAATACCACCGCAGGTGTTTATGTAGTAGAAGGATTCCAAGATAAAACACAATGGGATGCAATTAAATCACCTACTATAGATTTTTCAGATGACTATTATGGCAGTTGGACCTACACTTCTAGTATTTCATATACTAAATTTGGTTCAGGTGCACAGACCAAGACTTGGACTACTTCAGTAATTGTTAACAATATTTTATTTTTTAGCAATGCTTCTCAGTTCATCTATGAATTATCCGCAGTCAGCACTATTACAGGAGTTCCTCAATTAGGCAATCTTGATGCTGCCTATCCAGGAGTTACTTGGACTGTGACCATAACACCAAGTGCTACTTTATCTATCAATACTTTTACTAGCACCGGCACTGGCGGAACATTTTCAGTAAATGGAACTACTAAGGTAGTTACCATAACCGGCACAAGATCTCAGGTTAACAGTAGATTATCAGGATTACGCATTGATGCTAATGCCAATGCTGTGGATTTTGTTTTATCATATTTTACATCTAATAGTTTGAACGCCGTTACTGATACAAAATCTCAAACTTTAATTAGCCAAGGTTTATCTATATTAGGTGCTGTTACACAACCAACTATCTATTATATAGAAGATAGTAATTTTACTATCACAGGTGCTCCTGTTATAACTGACGTAGGCTATGATGGTTCTAATCTTTATATCTATACAATAACTCCCAGCGATACGGCGGCTATCCAATCTGCAACCATAGGAGGCACCGGTGGAACAGCATCATTTAACGCTTCCACCAAAGTTATTAGTATTCAAGGAACTAGATCACAGGTTAATGGTAGATTAAACGCCATTAACATTGTCACAGGTGTAGACTATGGAGTTAACTTTAATCTACAGTATAGATGTGTAACACCAAGAAACGATCAAGCGGACAAAATACAAGTAGCGGCTGTTGGCAGCAACGACACCGAAGTTACAAATATGAATATTAGTAGAACATATTTGTCTAACCAACCTAATTTTATTTTTAGTTCAAATATTCCTCAGATCAGCGACCTTGATGCTACAAATCCAACTTATACAGTGGTTTTCAATTCAGCAAATGGTTTGTTTAATATTGCTTTAAATGTCAGCCCATATGTAGAAGGTTCAGCACCGACTAATCCGTTTAGTATCACAGGCACAAAAGATTTTATAAATCAAAAATTTGGTGCAATACAATTTTATCCAACTGCGGGTTTTAGTTCCAATACTACTTTTACCTATACACAGTTTAAAAATGGTGTGCAACAGGTCAGTCAAGAAGTTGCTCTATTAGGTTCAGCAGGAACTTATCCATATCGTGTAGTTGATTTTATCAGCAGTCAAAATTGGACTCCAAGACCCGGCGATGTGTTGTATGGAAAAATTGATAGTTTGTTGTTAGTTGGCGGTGGGGGCGGTGGATCCGTTGGCGGTGGGGGCGGTGGAGAAGTAATTTATGTAACTGCGGATTATACCTTACAAAATACTTCTTATTCAATTCAAGTAGGCGCCGGTGGTGCTGGTTCAACCACCAGTTCAGGAAATAATGGTCAAAATACTGTGGCCTTTGGATATACTGCTCGAGGAGGCGGTGGTGGTCAACCTGTAACTAATTACAGTCCTTTTGTGGGCGGCAATGGTGGATACAGTTGGGATGCCAATGGTAATCAAATATCAGGCGGCACCGGTGGTTCTCAGATCTATAATAGTAGACAGATATATGTTGGTGGCGGTGGCGCAGGCACATCAGGTATTCAGCCAAATTCTGGAGAACGCAGATTAACTGTTTGGCCTTTTAATTTGCCGAACACCACAACTAACCATAACAACGCTTGGTTAAACGGCAATACATTGACGCCTGGATCAGGCGCTGTAGGTAGAGCCACAGCAGAATTTCAGAATGTTGCCACAGACAATTATTGGTCTACTTCTTTTAGTTATGGATTCGGTGGTGGCGGAGGTTACTATACTCAAGGGTCATTTAGTCAATTAGGTCTAGGTGGTTGGTATGATACCCCAATAAATTCAGGCGAAACCTACGGCAGCGGCGGCTCAGTTAGAAATGATTATGTGCCAGCAAATAGGATAGTAACACAGGCTAGATCACCTAATAAATTTGTAAATGGCGTTAGAGTATCCAATGTAGCAGGTGGTGGTGGAGGTGGATGTCCTCCATTGGTTAGTTCTGCAGCCCCTGCCACAGCAGGCGGTGATGGTGTGGTTAGAATTATTATAACAGGAAGATAAAATGCCAACAAGTTATAGTCCATTAAAGATCAACGGTGTTATTTCAACTGATAAAACCGTATTACAAAACCTAAATGATATCTGCACAGCCTGCGGAGCATTCTTAACCTTTGATGTTGGTCAAGGAAAGTGGGCTGTGGTTATCAATACCACAGGTTCTAGTGTAAAAAGTTATAATGATTCAAATATCATTGGAAATATTACCGTAACTGAATCAGGAGTCAGCGAACTTTACAATAGTGTTAGTCTTGAATTTCCTCACAAGAATCTACGTGATCAAACTGATTTTATAGAACTGTCTATTCCTAGCGGTAGTAGATATCCTAATGAGATTGATAATGCCTTACAAATACAGAGTAATTTAATCAATGATCCTGTGCAGGCACAATACATTGCTGGTGTTGAACTTAATCAATCAAGACTAAACAAGATCATAACATTTACTACAGATTATACCAGTTTAGGTCTTAAAGCCGGTGATTTAATTGATGTTACCAGCACAATGTATGGATATACTGGTAAACTATTCCGCATTACTAAATTAGAAGAAGTTGATGAAGATGTCATTGGCATTAACATCACAGCCAGAGAATATGATCCTAATGTCTACAGCATTTCAAATCTTGTCTACAAAGAAAAAACCAAAAAGACAGGTATTCTTTTAAAACAACAAAACGAAACTATTAAGGCCAGCGATGATGCAGATGTATCTGGCAGTCTTGTTAGAATGATTGCTGCCAACATTGGTTTAGGTCTAGCCAATAGTTTTTTAAACAAATTATTTGGTCGTGTGCTCAAAGGCACAGATGCTAATGGCAATCCTATTTTTGGTAAAAAGACCACTGAAGCAACAGATCAAGAACAGCAGGATCTTTACAAACTGTTAGAGGCTATGAAACGCCCTGATCTAACATCTATTTCGGCACCTGCCTATGTCTGTGAAGGCAATTCAATAACGATCACAGTAGGTCATACCTGTCAAGTCTGTTTGTTTAATATGCCAGACTTTGAATATCCTTATACCATTACAGGCGTTACTACTGATGATATTTCTATACCGTTAACAGGAACTGTCACTGTATCTGGTTCTACAGGTCAAGGCACTATAACTTTTAATACTATATCAGATCCCGATAGCGAAAATATCTCTACTGGTGAAACATTGGTGTTTACCATCGGCGGACAAACAGCCAATGTGATCATCTATGAAAATCCAGACTATACCATTGCAGTATCATCAAGTGCTCCTAGCATTACAGAAGGCGGTAATTTTACTGTAAATGTAACCAGCACTGGATCAAAAGTCAATGGAAGCGTTCCTTATACTATTTCAGGTAGTGCTTCAGGTAAAGTAACAACTAGTTTAACAGGAAACATTACTCTGTCAGGTGGGTCAGGAAGTCTAACGGTAAACACCACAGATGATGCTGTTTATACAGGCACACAAGGACTAACAGTATCTGTAGGCGAATCACCCAATCCTTGTTTTACTAACACATCAGGATCTGTTAGTGTTACAGTATTAGACAACGAAACTCCACCACCACCTGACCCACCTGGACCTCCCGCGGATACCACCTGCGAATATGTTAGTGTTCCTGCTGTTTGGTGCGGCATATTTGATGGCACTGATTTTCAACTTAAAGGAATATCTATTAGAAGTTCTGTATTATTACCTAAACCTTTAGCAGGTGAAGCCACAATAACTGTGCCTAAAACGCTTTCGGTTAGCAAAGGTAATCCATCTACAATTACAGTTACGGCAACAGAAACTGTGGCAGCATCAGCACTAAATGTTGGAGGACATCCGGTTAGGATTATAACTTCCTTTGACTCTGTGTCACCAAAAGGTTTAATCACAGGCACTACTGTAACATTGTATGGTTATTAAAAGTTTTTCTACCTTTTTTTGACTTTTTATTAAGTTTTTTTAGGTTTCCACTAAATATGAATACAGACAACGATATGTTGTCTGATTCAAATAGCAGACAACATATCACAAGGAGATTCATATGTCAGCCGCAAGTAATTATTTAGAAAACAAAGTATTAGACCACGTTCTAACCGCAACATCCTACACAGCACCATCTACTCGTTATTTGGCTCTGTTTACCAACACCAGTGGCAATGCAGCCGCTAACCTAGAAGCAGGCACATTAACTGATGAAGTTTCTACTTCGGGTTCAGCCTACAGCCGCAAGGCAGTGACTTTTGCAGCCGCTTCAAGTGGTTCATCAGCAACCAACGCAACTGTGACATTTGATGCCGCAACTGCAAACTGGGGCACAATCACTCACGTGGCAGTTATGGACGGTGGCACAGCAGGTTCTGGCAACGTTCTATTCTGGGGCGCTGTTACAACTTCTAAGACCATTGAAACTGGCGACACATTCCAAGTATCCAGCGGTAATCTAACTGTATCGTTGGCTTAATCTAAGCCTAACGACCTGTGGGCACCTCAGACACAATCTCGGGTGCCCTTTTACTAAAGATATGAGGATATAAAATGACCAAACCAGTTATAGTAACCAGAGCAGGTAAAGGCTCAGCACTTACTTTCGTTGAAGGTGATGCAAACTTTACCAACCTAAGAGATGCCACAATCACTGTGGCCGCTGACAGTGGTTCAGCACAGGCTATTGATTTAAACGATACGGTTACTGTTTCTGGTGGAACAGGTTTATCAACAGCAGCCACTACAAAAACAATTACAGTTAATCTTGACAACACCGCAGTAACAGCAGGTTCTTATACTAATGCTAACATTACTGTTGATGCACAAGGGCGTATTACAAGTGCTGCAAATGGCACTGATAATGATACAAATACCACATATGGAATATCTGCAGAAACTGCCACTGGCGGAGTTAATCTTAGATTAACAGGCAGCGATAGTTCTACGGACAATGTTAAATTAGCCAATGGCACAGGTATTAGTCTAACTAGAACTGATGCAGATACTATCACTGTTGCTACCAGCATTACACAATATGCGGACTCAAATGCACGCTCAGCCATTTCTGTCACTGATGCAGGAGGAGAAGGTAGTTTAAGTTATGACAGCGGCACAGGTGTTATTACCTACACAGGTCCAAGTTTTTCAGGATTAGAAGTAACATCAGCAAAGAATCAGGCCAATGGTTATGCAGGTCTTGATTCAAATGGTAAAGTAGCATCAGCACAACTACCAAGTTATGTTGATGATGTTGTTGAAGCCGCTAATTACGCCGCATTGCCAGGCACAGGCGAAACAGGTAAAATTTATGTAGCCTTAGACAATGGTAAAATTTATCGTTGGAGTGGTAGTGCTTATGTTGAGATTTCAGCAAGCCCTGGATCAACTGACTCTGTAACAGAAGGCAGCACCAATCTTTATTTTACCACACAAAGAGCACGTGATGCATTTTCAGCATCCACAGGCATAACAATTACCAATGGTGCTATTGCTACAACCATTACACAATACACTGATACCAATGCTAGATCAGCCCTAAGTGGTTCAACTGGTATTTCATATAATAGTTCTACTGGTGCTATTGCTATTGCTAATACTGCGGTATCAGCAGGTTCATATACCTATGCATCTTTAACAGTTGATGCACAAGGTCGTATTACTTCCGCAAGTAATGGAACAACACCATTAACATCAGGTGGTGCATTAGGCACACCAAGTTCTGGTAACTTGTCAAACTGCACAGTAGATGGCACTAACAATATTGGTTATAGATCAATACCAAGTGCTGGTAGTGAAAAGACCACAAGTTATACTTTAACTACTAGTGATCGTGCTGAATTTGTGCAGGTAGGCAGTGGCGGTTCAATTACTGTTCCTAACTCAACATTTGCCGCAGGTGATGTTGTAGTAGTTTATAACAATCACACAGCCGCAATTACAATTACATTGTCAACATCTAATGCCTACATTGCTGGAACAAATACCAACAAGACATCAGTGAGTTTAGCCACAAGAGGTGTTTGCAATATTTTATTCATTAGTTCAACAGTGGCAATCTTAACAGGGAATATATCTTAATGAGTATCTTATGTTCAATGGTTGGTGCTTCATTTACTTTGTCCGCAGTGGCATTTTCAGTGCCTACTGCGGCATTTACCAATGATGCAAACACCAAACTGTTATTGCATTTTAATGGCACTAATGGTGCTACTTCTACCACAGACGATGATGGAGCAAGTAGAACTGCATTATCATTAACTGCTGTCAATCAAACACAGATATCTACAGCGCAAAGTCAGTTTGGCGGATCTAGCATTGTATTTGATGGAAATGACGATTATTTAACGATAACTGGATTACCTTCAACTGCCAATAGCGATTTTACCTGGGAATGCTGGGCAAGATTTGACATACTGCCTTGGAATCAAACTCTTAATGGTGGTGCTTATATAATGTTGGCCACTGGCGGGTCAGGTGATTATTTCCTAATCAATAGAACAGGTGCAGGCAGTCAGGTTAGTTTTCAAATAGCCACTGCTAACAAATACGGATCATTTACCAAATCTGGTGTCAACCTTGCTATCAATACTTGGTATCACATTGCCTTTGTTCGCAACAGTGGTGTTTGGAAAGTGTTCTTTAACGGCACTGATCTAACTACCTTTACCAATGACAGCGGATTTACCAACTCAGGCAGAACTGAGAATATGAGTTTTGCTACCATTGGCCGTTTTATTGACAGTCGTGGATCTATGGACGGATTTATGGATGAAATTCGTGTATCTAATAGTGCAAGATATACCGGTGATTTTACTCCTCCAGCCTCAGCATTTACCAATGATGCCAATACATTATTATTGATTCACGCCAATGGCACCAATGGATCGACTACAATCACTGATGATGCTGGATCAACTAGAACAGCCAAGACTATGACAATGGTTCAAAGTTCCTTGTCTACCACACAGGCAAAATTTGGCACAGCATCTCTAAGAGTAGATGGCACAGGTGCTGATTATGTCTGGACAGGCGACAGCGACGATTGGGATCTTCAAACAGCACCTAGAACATTTGAAGCCTGGGTCTATATCAATTCATTCACTAACATTTCTAGAAACTCGCCAAACCATTTACCTAAATTAATGGGTCATATGGATCAAGCAGGATCAGTATTTTGGTCATTTGGACCTAATACTGATCAAGGTATGAGTTTTTATTATTGGTCAGGAACCAATAATTGGTTCCATTCTACTACAAAAGATCTAGTCACAGGTCAATGGTATCATATGGTTTTAATCAATGCATCTAATGTTGTTAAAATTTATGTGAATGGAGTTGAATACATTAGTGCCACTTTAACTAATACACCTAGCAAAGGTGGAACTAATTTTGCCATTGGTGCAGAATTTGGTCAATGTATGGATGCCTATATTGATGAAGTCCGCGTAAGCCACGTTAATAGATATACCTAAGGAGATCTAGGTGGATCAATTCTACTTTGAAGAAGGCTATACAGAAGCCCGATATTTTGTATATGTTGCTGATGCACAAATAGGTCTAGCACCATATATTGAATATGGATACCTACCTCCAAACTTCTTTGAAGATAGAGGTTCTCTTGCTGTCTTATATTGTGATGCAGAAATTGTGGTTGGTATGCTTATTGAAGCACAATCATATCAATCAAGTCAATTTACATTATCTGCACAGGTAAGCAAAACCGTTGATGCACAAGCAGCCTTTAGCAGTCAATTTACTCAAACTGCTATTGGTGCTCGTGGACGTGATATCGATCTCTTTGCATTCTCCGATGCGGCTATTACTGCACAGGTTGATCGCATTAGAGACACAAATATTACAGCATCTTCAGTGTTTGATGTAGCCACGGACTTTGTAGTCAGCAGAAGTGCGGATAGTGATGTAGATGCTATCTTCTCAGCCATAGTTAATGGACTACGCAGCCGCGATGCTAATTTAAACGCACAGGCTGCGTTTTCTTTTGCTGCCACAATAGAAGTCACAAAGACAGTTGATATAAATGTTAACAGTCAATCTACAGTAACAGTCACAGCAGACAAATTTAGAGCGTTTGGTGCAGATCTTTCTGCTGTTAATCAATTATTTGCTGATGCACAAAGAACTAGAGAATCTGCTGTTAGTGTTGTCTCTGAATTTACTATCCAAACACAGGGTAGGCAGATACGTGATGCTCACCTAACAGGCACAGGAATTGCATCTTTAGACTGTCAGGCAATTAAACTTGCTGTTGGTCAATCTAATATTCAATCTGCATTTACGCAGACATTCTTAGGTGGCAAACTTAAAACATCTCAATCGCAGATGTTTGCCTATGCTTCTATATTTGTTTCTAGAAAAATTGCTGATGTTAGACCACGCAATTTACCAATAACAACAAATACCTTTAGTTATTATGACAATTCGTTGGCCAAGTTTGGCACACACAGTTGGCATCCACAATCTAGTTTTAGTTATTATTTTGATAAAAAATTAGGCAATGCGGTTACAGGTAGTCCTGATAATATTCCAATCAATCCAGGAGATAGTTTTGTATTAGAAGGATATGCATACTTTAATAATATCAATAGCAATCAATTATTTGTTAGAGTAGCCGGTGTTCATTTTGAATTAGTCCGCACCAATACTGTATTCCAAGTAGGTATTTTACAGTCTGATGGCAATTATGGTTATTTGCCATCTGCTATTAATGGGCAAACTTTTATCAATAATTGGGCACATATATTGTTGGTCAGCGACGGCACTAGATTCAGTGCCTATTTGAATAATGTTAGAAAATTTACCACAACTACCTTGCCAACAAATTATTGGAATGGTGGAGTTTTAATCCAATCTAATGGTGGTGGTGTATGGCTTGATGAATTAAGTTTCTGGAAAGGAACTACCTTAGGTTATAATCCAAGCAATTCTACAATCACAGCACCAACTTCTGCAAGAACAGATAGCCAATATGCTCAAGGCATTTGGCATTTTGATAATAATGGCTTTGATGATTATCAAACATTTACACAGACCTTTGATGTAACTGCAAATCTACAGGGTCAATTTACTCAGGCAGTATCTGCAAATTATGTTATTAGACCTAATATTGCAATTTCAGCACAGGCTTCTGTTTCTGCTGTAATTGGCAAACTAGAAGAAATAAATCTTATAGCATTTAGTAATGGTGCATTATCTGCCGATGTAAATGTCCAAAGAAGTGCTGCCAGCGAAATTAGTTCTACAGCATCTATCACAGCATCTCAAGATAGATTCAGAGACAATACCAGTTCATTAAATTCACAGGTAAATGTTTCTGTATCTGTTGATAGATTTAGAAATGCAGAATCAAATACCTCAGCAATATCAACGGTTAGCGCATCAGTAAATCGAACTGTTTCTGCAGATTCTTCAATTACAGCCATATCAAATATATCTGCTGTAATTGGCAAATTAGAAGAAATTGTATTAACTGCATTTACCAACGGATCATTAACTGTTGATGCTGTTAAAACTGTAGATGCTAATTCTAATCTTCAAACATCTACAACAATAACTGCTAATGCAGTTAAGACTGTTGACAGTCAAAGTTCTGTTAACAGTAGTTTTGCTATCTCCGTAGACAATTATAGAATTAGATTTGCCAACAGCAATCAATCCAGTGAATTTACTGCCAATATTTCAGCACAGTCAACAATAGGCATAATTGCTGTTATCTCTACGGCATTTGTAGTTAACAAGACCTATTTTGAATATCAAGGTGATTATCTAGAGCCAGGTTATTTTGAACAGTTTGAAGTTATCGTCCAGAAAACTGCTCAAGGTATAGCCAACCTAGCCACACAGGCATCATTGACTGCCAATATAGGCGGTAGTTTCTTTGCACAATTAGTTGCTACATCAGTGGCTTCTGTATCGGCCACTGTGGTCAAGACAGCCAGTGCTAACATCAGTGCCAGTGATGCATTTACTCAAACCACAACGGCACAGAAACAGACTGTATCATCTGCGTCTCTGAACAGCAATTTTGCTCTGGTATGTATTGGCGTAACTGCCTCTGAAATTAATATGGTGGCGTTTGCTAATGCCACATTGACCGCAACACCAACAGCAACAAAACCATTTGCAGCCTCATTGGCCAGTCAGGCTACGGTTGTTGCTGAAACTTTTGATAGTTTAAATGCCAATGCACAAGCAGATATTGATGCGGCATTCGCACAGTCTACTCAGGCAGTAAAAACAGTCAATGCTGTTATTCAAACTGAAAGTATTGCTTCATCACTGACCATAGCAGTTAAAGATGTAGCGGCGGACGTAGTCTGCGAGTCACAGTTTACTACATCTATACAGGCAGTTAAAATTGTTGATATTGTTAGTGCGGTTCAATCTACTGCAGGATTAAATGCTGTAATCAATGTCAGCAGATCAGCGGCGTCTGCAATAATTTCTACAGCATCTATTTCAATAGAGCCAACAGTAGTAGTTGATGCCGTAATCAGCACACAGGCAGTGGCCACTGAATTGGTGGCAGTGGCTAGAGTTGCCGCGTTCTTTATTGATGCAAGTGTATCTTCTACGCTAACTGCCGGAATAAATGCAGTCAAGGCAGCATCTAGTGCTATTTCCGCAGTATCTGCTGTTAACGCTACGGTAAATGTTGTTAGAAGTGCTAGTTCTACACAGTCAGCACAGGCAACTGTTATTGCTATTGGAGCCAATGTCAAAGGATTCAGTGCCGCATTTGTATCAGCGATGAGTTTTGTGGTCTCTATCAGAGATCTACGCATTGACGAAATTGAGTATCGTATTCCTGGTGAAGGTTGGGAATATACTATTGGCAGCGAAACAAGAATTCACGTGATCCAAAGTGAAACAAGGTTGCGTGATATCCTAACAGAAACTGCACTGAGAACCATCGGCAGTGAAACAAGAATATATAACATAGAATAAGGAGAAAATTATGGCCACAGCACGTTCAGGTTTTGAACAGACCATACAAGGACTAACAATCCAAAAAGACACAGAAGCACAATTAATCTATACCTTTGATTGGGTAGATTGGTTGCCAGCAGGAGACAGTATTGCCACAAGCCTATACACTATCACTGCTCGTGCCAATGATCCAGATCCATTAGCCATACATAGCCAGGGCCGTTCAGGCACTAAAACCTATGTAGAACTTAAAGAAGGTCAGGAAGGCAAGACCTATATCGTTACCTGCAAGATCACCACAGCCAATGGCC